GTCAGATTCAAGATGACCCAACTCCTACTGGATTCGTTGCAGCAGCTCTACCACAACCAAGACAAAACACAGCAATTTACACAGTTCCTACTGGCGAAGAGGCACTGATCAGTTTGTTTGTTGCAAACCAAGGACCATCACCTGCTAGATTTAGAGTAGCAATCAGTGATGAAGGTGCTGGTACTACAATTACTTCTGATCAATATCTGGAATACAATAGAGACATTGTTCCCAGAACTTCTTATCAGAGAACTAACTTAAAAATTCGTGGTGGACAATCAGTAGTTGTATTCACAGATACTGCTGATGTATCATTTTCTGTTTATGCAAAGTTCAACTACTCTGTAGTCTCCACAGACTTCTCTGTTGGCGGTGAATTGGATGTAGGCGGTGCAACTCTTTTGAGAGATGCTCTGGAAGTACAAGGCATCACCACACTGAAAGAACCACTGAATGCCGAGAAGGCACTTACATTAGGTACTGATGCTGTTCCCGCAAACCTAACTGTAAAGGGTGATATTGCAACTGGTTCTGGTACTGTAAGTATCACAGACTCTACTGGCAACATCTCAACCTCTGGAGTTTTGACAGCAAGCACTATCGCAACTAGTGGAGACATCATTGCTGGATCAAACAAAGTTACATTAAATGGAACCACTGGAGACGTTACTGTAACAGGAATTTTGGATCCTCAAGGTGGATTCCTGGGTGATCTGGATCTTCTAAATAATAAAGTAACGAATCTGGCAGATCCTGCTGCCGCAACGGACGCTGCAAACCGCAAGTACGTTGATAGTAAGGTTGTAGCATTCTCTATCGCACTAGGATAATCACGGAGTTTATAAATGGCAAAACGACAAATTAGAGACTATGTATTCTCCCCAGGCATCGCTGGTGTCGGTACTCTTAAGATCCTGGATAAGGTAGATGTTGATCAGATTCTGATCATCACTAATGCTACTAGAAACCAATTTTTATACAACTTCAGTGATCCGTCCTTACCGATCTCGGTGGACTTCACATCAACATCAGACGGTTCTGACCCAGACTTCCCATACAGTAACACGTTATCAAATGGTGTCACCACCATTACGTTCCTGTATGATACTTCTGCACAGTTTGCTACCGACAAGATCCTAATCTTTGTAGAAGCAGAAGAGCAAAGAGTTAGACCATACGACTTCGGTACTGATGCTATCGAACGTATGAGGATGGCAACTCCTCAATCGATGCTTGACGCTGACTTTGAGTATGGCATCCAACCAACCAAGTGGCAGTCTCTTGACCTGCTTCGTGGTTATCCTTCTATCTACGAAGTTCCTGGATCTGACATCGGTCTCGTTGCTGTTACAACCGATGCATCTGCTGGATCAGGTGCTATTGGTCCATCAAAAATTACTGTTGATACAGTCCTAGACCACGGTCTAGATGTTGGAGATCCAATTTCTATTAAAGGTCTAGATGACGCTGTTTCTGGTTTCGCAAAAGCAGAAGGTTCGTTTATTATCGACTCTGTTCCCAGCACAACACAGTTTACCTACTATGCTAAAGCAAAAGTAGGAACAACTCCTGCTACAGCACTGCTATCTTCATTCACTGTATTGAAGCAAGCAGGTTTCTATACTGGTGCTGCAATTGGTACTAACCCTGTATTCAGCGTAGTAACTAATGGTGCTTCTGGTAGTTTCCAAACAAGAGGATCTAACCCACAAGGAACGACAAGACTTGGTGTACAACCAGGATCTACTCTACCTCCCATTGGTGCTCCTCTATCTGGTATCGGCGTTCCAACAGGTACACAGGTAACTTCTGTTATCAGTACAAATACTACACTAAACATTACTGACTCTTTCACTGCTCCAGTGTCGGAGATCACATTCAACGATACTGCTGCTATTGAAGTAGGTTCTGCTCTAGACGATGGTAGTGGTAATGCTATCTTCGTTACTAACATTTCTGGAAATGTTGTAACTCTATCTTCACCATATCAAATCGATAAGACTGGTAACAGCTTCGTTTCTCAACCAACATCAGCAACTCCACTCAACTTTGGTCAAGGTGTTGGAGCACAGTTCGATATCACCCGAGAGAATGGTGTCTATTCTACGGTTGTTATCAACACTCAAAATTATTACAACAATGTAAGTGGAGCATACTCTGGTCAGTTGGGTAGTGGTGCTGCATTTGTCGTAGAAAGAACTGGTGGTGCAACACCATCTTATACAAATGTCTTTACCGTACAATCAGGAAGCAATTATTCACCAACAGAAACTATCACTATTTCTGGTACTGATCTGGGTGGCGATGCTAGCACAAATGACCTAACTATTACTATTGATGCGGTTGGTGTCAACGGAGAAATTACTGGATTGAGTTTTGCTGGTGTTGCTAGTAACAAACTGAATGCAGCTGGTACAGGATACAGTCAAGGTGAAGACTTGGTTGTATATGGTAATGCACTCGGTGGTACTTCTCCACTGAATGATATGGTTATCTCCATTACTTCAGTTGGTCTTGATGGAGAAATCCTAGGATTCAACGTTACTGGTGTTGGTGTACCATCAACATCATTCTATTCTGGTATCGAACAGAACGCTACTTCTGGTTCTGGTATTAACGCTGGTTTCAATATCGAAAGAATTGGTGCTGGATCAGCAACTGCACAGGTAGATAACGTTGTTATCGGTGGTAGCATCGAAGCAGATGATACCTTCAGAATTACTATTGATGGAACTAACGATTATACTTATACAGCACAGACAGGAGACACCATTGTCGCAGTTAGAAATGGTCTGATTACTGCTATTAATGATCTTGCTACAGGATCCACAACTGTACAGGCAACTACTGGTGCTACAAGCGACACGTTAGATATCACTGCACTGAATCCTGGTACGGCATTTACGATTGCTGTACTGACAGAAGATCAAGGTGGAAATCCTGCGGACACGCAGACAATGACTACCAATAATATCATTGCAAACAACACCAGCACTTCTACACCAGCATACAATGTCCTCATTGCTAACCCTGGTCAATCATATGCTAACTCTGACACCATTACAATTAATGGAGAACAACTAGGTGGATCTACTGGTGTTAATGACCTAACTATTACAGTACAAACTGTTAATGCACAGGGTGGCATTACTGGCATCACTATTGCTGGTACTCCATGGGATGGCAACCAGACATTCCTGAATATGAATCCAAACCCAGTTGCATTCAACGCAACCTTTATTCCTAGAATTTCTAGCGGTAACTACACTCCAGAAATTTCTAACGCTGGTGAAGGTTATAAATTGGGTTATCAGTTTGTTATCCCAGGCACATCTCTGGGTGGTACGTCACCAACTAACGACATGACAATTACTGTCGATGACGTTAATTCTAGTGGCGCAATTCAATTAGCAAGTGCTACTGGTACTCCTGTTAGTGGTGATACCATTGCATTCTTCCCCGCAGTTTCTTTGTCTGCAGCGACCACCAATATCATTGGTGCAAACGCTACAGTAACATATTCTGCTATTGCAAAAATTAATGTCCAGTTTACATCAAACCATGGTCTGGTCCCTGGAGATACTGTTCTGACATCTATCACATCTAATGGTAGTGGTCATGATTTAGCATCTGGTCCATTCTTTGTTGATGAAGTACCTGGTCTAGATAACTTCACATTCACCGCAAGATCGACTGGTAACGTCTCTAGTGGCATCACTGGTGTTGTATATCCAAGAACCGACTCTTTCTATACACACAGACCATTTGATGGTGGTGTTCAGTTGGGTACAGGTTCTCCTGCTCACGGCGCACAGGCAGTTCGTCAATCCAAGAAGTATATCAGATATCAGTCTGGTAAAGGTATTATGTATACCACTGGTGCTCTGTTCGCACCTTCTTATGACTTGAGAAGTGTTGCTGCAAATGGCACCGCAATTGGTAGTATCATCACTTGCGTCACCGACGACCTCAACCACGGTCTACAGGTTGGTGCAGAAATTCAATTGACTGGTTTGACCACAGCAGGATATAACGATCACTACACTGTAGCATCGGTTGTTGATGAAATTACATTTACTGTCATTGCGAAGAATAGTCTAGCATCTGCACAAGCATCATTCGGTGATCAACCTTCTGTTGCTCTGTATAGATGGCAAGGTGCTACGGTTCGTGCTGGTGCATTTGATGACCAGAACGGTATCTTCTTCCAGTATGACGGAACAAACATCGCAGTTGGTTTAAGATCCTCTACTTACCAAATTGCTGGTACAGTATCTGCTTCACCAGACTCTAACCAACTTACTGGAAACAATACCAAGTTTACTGAACAGTTATCTGTTGGTGACAGAATTGTCATTCGTGGCATGACTCATGTCGTTACCGATATTCAAGGAGACACACTATTATCAATCAACCCAGACTTTAGAGGCGTTGCTAATGCAACTAATGTTAAAGCAGCACTGACTAAAGAAATCATTATTCCACAGAATGAGTGGAACATTGATAGATGTGATGGCACTGGTAAGTCTGGATATGACATCGAGATCAACAGAATGCAGATGATCGGATTCCAGTATACCTGGTACGGTGCTGGATTCATTGACTGGATGTTCAGAGGTCCATCTGGTAACTTCGTCTTCTGTCACAGACTCAAGAACAACAACAGAAACAACGAAGCGTTCATGCGTTCTGGTAACCTACCTGTTCGCTATGAGGTTATCAACGAAGGTGCGAAGAACAAACTACAATCAGCACTGTCATCTGCAGAAACCGATTCTATGGTACTAAAGGATGCATCATTGTTCCCAGCAAGTGGTACTGTATTGATCAACAACGAGATTGTTAGATACACCGCTAAATTAAATAATACTCTGACTGGTCTAACTAGATCCGCAAACTACACCAACTTCGTTGCTGGTTCTCAAAGAACCTTCCTTGCAGGTAGTGCAGACGACCACAATGCTAACGCTGGTGTTATCTTACTATCCAACACAGCAACTCCACAGATTAATCACTGGGGTTCTGCATTCCTGACTGATGGTGGATTCGATGAAGATCGTGGATACCTATTCAACTATCAGGAAAAAGAGATTGAGATTACAACCACGAAATCTACTATCTTCCTGATTAGACTGTCGCCTAGCGTTTCTAACGCTATCACTGGTGACCTAGGTGAAAGAGAACTCATCAACAGAGCACAGTTGCTCCTCAAGAACATTGAGATTACTACACAGGGTGGTAACAGTTCTCAAGGCATTATTATTGAGGGTGTTCTTAATCCCAAGAACTATCCAACTAATCCAAATGACGTTACCTGGGCAGGTTTGAATACAGGTGGTGCGGGTGGACAACCATCATTTGCACAGATTGCATCTGGTGGTGATATTACATTCGTTGGTGGCACTGCTCCAGTCAGTGCTACTAACGCTGGAACTCAAAACTACTCTTCCAACTATGTCTTCTTCAATACATCAGACATCGGTGGTGTACAGATTGGTTTTGGTGTAACTGGTGGTGACTTGAGAGGTGGTACTACTGTTGTTAACATTTTCAGAAGAAATAGCAGCACAACTTGGATCCAGTTCTCTGACAGAACTAGAGCAGGAGGAGCAGGATCTTCCACATATGTGTTTGAACCACTGACTGGCGCAGCAACTCCTGGTGAGCAGGTCTTCGCTTTCACTGCATCTCCTGGATCTAGAGACACCATCGATCTTTCTGAACTGAAGGAACTTACCAATACTCCAATCGGCGGTAGAGGTACATTCCCCAACGGTCCAGACGTACTAGCGATTAATGCGTATCTAACTTCTGGTAACGCAATTAACGCAACGATTAACGTTCGCTGGTCTGAAGCACAGGCATAAGGAGTACACATGGCAGAACCCTCTAGTAGACAAGAACTCAAGGAGTATTGTTTGAGGCGTCTCGGTCATCCAGTTCTCGAAATCAACGTAGATGACGATCAACTGGATGACCTGATTGATGACGCTTTTCAATACTACCGTGAGCGACACATGGATGGTGTCGAAAAGATGTATCTCAAGCATGAGATTACAGCAGATGATGTAACGAGATTTGATGGTGCAGATGAAACGTCATCAACACCAGCTCCTGATGCTGCTACCTGGATCAGTAGAAAGAACTTCATTGAAGTGCCAGAGCATGTAGTTGGCATCTCCAAAGTTATGGGTATCTCCTCTAACTTCGCGAGGAACAATCTCTTTGGTATGAACAACCAGTATTTCCTGATGGATATCTTTTCATTCTCGTCAGGATTTGCTTTTGGCAACTTCGACATGACGAACTACTACATGATCAAGCAGTATTTTGAAACGCTTGACATGATTGTTCAGACTGGATCTCTGGTACAGTTTAGGTTTAATCAGAGACAGGACAGACTATTCATTGATATCGATAAGCACAGAATGGTAGAAGGTAACTTCCTCCTAATCGAGTGCTATCGTTTCTTGAATCCCGATGACTTCACCCAAGTCTACAATGATAGTTTTGTCAAGCAGTATCTAACTGCACTGATCAAGAGACAGTGGGGTCAGAACCTAATCAAGTTTAACAACGTACAACTTCCTGGTGGTGTATCACTTAACGGCAGACAGTTGTTTGAGGATGCACAGAAAGAGATCGATGCTCTCATGGAGAAAAGTGCAACCTACTATGAGCTTCCCCCAATGGATATGATCGGATGAAAAGTATCTACTTCCCGCAACATGGTGGTGTTAACACCGAGCAGAACCTTATCCAAAGTTTAGTGGATGAGCAGATCAAATTGTTCGGCAGTGATGTCTACTATCTTCCAAGGAAGATGATCAAAGATGTAGCACTCAATGACATCCTGTATTCCGAGTTTAAGACTCAATACATGATCGAGATGTTACTGATCAATGTTGAGGGGTTTGGATCACCATCTGAATTCATCAGTAAGTTTGGTCTCCGTATCACTGATGAGATTACAATGGTGGTATCACAGAACAGATGGAGTCAAGTATTCCAAGAGTTTGCTGACATCACCACTGTAGATGGTAGACCTAACGAAGGAGACCTTATCTATCTACCACTCACAGAAGACCTGTATGAGATTAAGTTTGTAGAAAGAGAGGCACCATTCTACCAGTTAGGTAAGAACTACATTTATACAATGACTGCAGAGATCTACGAGCTTGGTAACGACGAGTTCGAGACGGGCATTGAAGAGATTGATGTCATTGAAGAAGTCTTTGCACCTTCGATCACACTTGCTATGGATCCCGATGCTACCACACACTACTCTCTCGGAGAGACTGTGACTGGTGGCACGACAGGAACTACAGCAGAAGTTTCGTTCTGGGATAGAGATACCCATGAACTCAAACTTATCAATAGAAATGGCAACTTTACTCCTGGCGAAACTATCACTGGAGCAGAGAGTGGCACTGTACAAGACAGCGTTACAGTAGACAATCTATCACTAGAAAACGTTCAGTACGCTGATAATAAATACATTGAGACTACGGCTAATGATCTACTTGACTTTACCGAAGTGAATCCATTTGGAGAGTATGGCAACGTTACTGGTGAATTCTGATGTTAGGACCACATTTTTATAACGAAGCGATTAGGAAAACAGTAATCGGTTTCGGTACACTATTCAACAATATTGAAATCAGGAAGAAAGATCCTTCTACTGGAACTGTGATTGAAGCAGAGAAGGTTCCTCTTGCTTATGGTCCCAAGCAAAAATTTCTAGCAAGACTAGAACAGAACCCTGACGTTGATAAGAAGATCGCGATCACTTTGCCTCGTCTCTATTTTGAGATGACAAATATTTCTTATGATACATCTAGAAAAATCACAGCAACCCAAAAGCTTAAGAAGACTATTGATGCAGATGGAGAATCCCTCTCTGTACAATACGTGCCCGTACCCTATAACATGGAGTTTGAACTCGGCATCATCGCCAAGTCACAAGACGACGGACTACAGATTCTTGAGCAAATACTTCCGTTCTTCCAACCAAATTTCAACATTACGTTGAACATGATCCCAGACATGGGAGAGAAGAAGGATGTTACCATCAACCTGAACAACATCAACTACGAAGATGATTGGGATGGTGACTTCCTAGACAGAAGAAGTATTGTATGGACGTTAAACTTTACTGCTAGATCTTACATCTACGGTCCTTTCACCAAGTCTGGTGTTATCAAGAAGGCAACTGTCTACGAAGCAACTGGAGACAAGAATGGATCTCCAGACAACAGACATACACAACTTACATACACACCCAAGGCACTGGAAGACAAAAACCAGGATGGTGTTATCGATGCACAAGACGACGCACTTGTCATCAGCACAGACGACTTTGGATTTAACGAGGGTATTGATTTACTATGAACGAATTTGAAAAAAACATGGAAGATATCTTTGATATCGAAGTCGAATCTGAAGAGACTGCAATCGAACAATCACAACCATCCAAACCAGTTCCTGAAAAGAAAGAGCAGGCACATCAGGATAAAGACTACGACTATACGCGAGCACAACTATACAACCTCATTGACAAGGGTCAGGAGGCGCTTAACGGGGCGTTAGAGGTGGCACAGGAGTCAGGGCACCCAAGAGCGTATGAGGTCGCTGTGAACGCCATGAAGCAGGTTGCAGACACCACTGATAAACTGATTGACCTACAGAAGAAAATGAAGGATCTGGACGCCCCTACGAAGGGACCTGCACAGAACACTACAAACAATCTATTTGTTGGTAGCACAGCAGACTTGCAAAAGATGCTAAAGCAAATAAAT